AAAAAGAGAACCTAAACGCTCCAGGATTCATTGCCTATTGCCACGGCCGCACCGGAGACAATAGCCCAACAATAAAGGCTCGCAAGCGAGCCGCCGCATGAGCAACCAACCCATCTCAGAGCAATACCGATTGGTCGCCAAGGAATGGGTCGAGGCTGATACGGCTGCCAATCTTCTAGAGGAAACCAAGTCGGCCGTCCTCTCTCAGATGATGGTCAAGCTCGGTGACATCCCCGTGAGCAAAGCCGAGATGCAAGTAAAGGCTTCCGGCGAATGGGCGGCCCATCTCAATCAAATGGTGTTCGCCCGCCAGAAGGCGAACTTGCTCAAGGTCAAGACCGAATGGCTGCGAATGCGTTTCAACGAGTGGCAGTCGGCGGAAGCCAATAAACGTACCGAAGCTAGATTATGAGAACAGCGAGGCGTCACGATGACCAACATCTATCGTTTGTCCGATCGCTCCCCTGCATACGATGCGGAGACGACACTACAACGGAGGCTGCGCATCTCCGACGAAGTGAACCGCGCATCGCGAAGCCGATCACGGGTATCGGTATCAAGCCTGATGATAGATTTGTTCTGCCTCTGTGCGGCAAGGACCACAGGCTTCAGCACGAAATTGGCGAAGAGGCTTTTTGGAATGATTGCGACCCGGCTATTTGGGCGCTCGCGCTCTACTCGGTCAGTGGCGACTACCAAGCGGGCGAGAGGATCGTCCAGGCGGCACTTCGGCTTCAGCGGTGAGCGATAATGAACATTCCGCTCATACCGTGGCCGTTTCTATTGCTCGCCGGCTGGTTAGAGCAACAGAAGAAACTGCGGGAGATGAAAGAGCGGAACGAAGAAACCGACGATAAGCGCAAGTCAACGAGTTAATGGCCTACAGGGAGATTTGAACATGGCAAGAGATGCTGTTGCGACGATGGGGGCGATACTGCCTGACGATGTTGGTGGTCGCGATGCCGTGCATGTGGCTGTGGTTGCCGCTGAAGCGCAGACCAAATTGGTTCCAGGCCAAGACGTGGGTTATTTGCAGGGTTTGGCGACCACAGCTGACCCAATCGGCATTGTGGACCCGTTCCTGAAATCTGCCGTGCAGCCGGGTCAACGCTTCTGGCTATACCTTTACCCGCGCACAATCACCGGCCTGAACCACTATTGGACGCACCCCGCGTTTCCAGACGCAAGGCCGTCTGAGGCTTACGCGCCCCCGGCCGCAAAACTAGCTTCTGAGCAATGGCTACGAGACTTTTGCGAGAGCGCTGATTGCCCCGGCTACGACAAGGTAATGCGCCTGATTAGTGAGGGCGATTACATTGACGGCGACGAGCCTGGCTATCCGGCTTATTACTGCGGGAAATACGACAACGAATATCTGCACTTCGGAGGCAGCGAGGCTCACGGAGAGATACCGCCTGAGTTCTGGACACACGCAGAGAATGTACTTGGTAAAAAACTGACGAAGCGGCCAACTTACTTTTCGTGCAGTTGCTAGTTATCGGGACAACAATGAGCGACAGCCAGTTTCTATTAGATGGAAAGGTCGAGGTTCGCTTCGACAGCGACGGCGGGTTTGACGAACTTGTTATTCCCGAAGGCTGCACCGTTCATTTTGAAATGATGGATAAGAACCAGCTTTGGGTTGGCCTCTATCCTCTCGGAGACAGGGACGAGTGCGTTCACATGATGATTTCCTGCCGGGGCAAATTATCAGTATCTGCATATCCGGCGTGAATAACGGAATAACGGCAGAGACGGAGATTTTGAAATGCTCGCACAAAACTTTAAGACCGCTGCCGATCTTGGGATCAGCAAAGCTGAGCATCTAGCGCTTCAAAAGGTTCTTGGAATGTTAGAGCGCCAGGAGTTTGTCGAGACGGATTGGAAAAGCGACGGTCCATTGCCTCCGCTCGGCTTTAATATGGGGATGTGTTTCGACAAGGACGAGTGCGGGACGGTTGGCTGCATTGGGGGATGGGCCGCATATTTTATGAGTCACCCAGACCCAAGCGCATACGTCAAGGAGTCCATACGCGATGGTGCGCTCCATGGGCTTTATTGGGACCATCGATGTAGCGGGGGAAATATCTCGCAGGAAGCGGCGGCTGCGGCGCTTAGGTCATTTCTAAGCACCGGTGATGCGAACTGGAAACTGGCTCTAAGTTATTCGTGACAGATATATGAGCAACACTGAGATTCACCAATCACAGCTTCAGCCATCCGAGAACAAGTTTCATCGGGGCAACGGCGACGACGGCAAACACTATTGGCTGACGCCGAAGGCGCTATATGACGAGCTGAACGCCGAGTTCAAATTCGACTTCGACCCGTGCCCGTACCCGCTGCCGCACGGCTTTGACGGCCTGACCTGTGAATGGGGCCAATCGAATTACGTCAACCCGCCCTTCGGATCCATTATCCACGAAGGAAAGAAGAAGGGGCCAACCGCTTGGGTGCGGAAGGCGATAGCCGAGCAACAGAAGGGCAAGCGCGTCGTGCTGGTCTATCCGGTAGATAAATGGGTTTTGATGATCTTGGCGGCCATCGGCACGAAGGTCCGCAACCTTGGCGACGTGCGCTGGTGCGCTACCGAGGATGGATCCGCAGGTAAGGGCACTGGCAGGCATATCGCCTGCTTTATCTTAGAGCCGGTAACGAAGGACTGGAAGGCTGGATATGCCGGCAATCCAAATGCAGATGACGGTCTTTACGCTTAACGACTGAGAAACGGCCATGATCGACATTCTTCGCGCTAGATTTGCCTGCTGGCTGGACGGTAAAAAAGATCGGCTAGACGATCTAATTAAATGGATCGAGCCGGATTCTGCTGGTTGGCAACGATACGACGCTTGGGCAAAAAAGCGCGGTTACTACGACTGGATCACTAAGGACTAGGAAACGTGCAACCGAACGATGTTGATTGATTAAGGGGCAACCATGACAGAATCCGAAGCTATCGAGAAACTAAAGGCCCTGGATGGCATGGGCGATACCGAGCACGAACACGTAGAGGCCGACGATATACTCTGCGAATTTCTTGTTTCACTTGGATATCCAGCCCTAGTTGAGCAGTTCAAAAAGAATGCTGCCGGATATTGGTACGCCTAGCCGCTAACGCGAGAAAAATAATGAGCCGCACGTTTTCATATCCCCCGCCGTTCATGGATGCCGCAACGCTTTGCTGGCATCTGTCGATCAGTGAGGGGACATTGGACAAGCGGATTGAGGAAGGACAGTTGCCGGCCGGTCGGATGAGCGGCGGCAAAAGGATGTGGATATGGGCTGACGTTGAAAGCCGGATGCGTAGTAACCTTGGCGCGGCGCCCAGTGAGGGCGATCTAGCGACGGGGGTGCGCAATGCGACACGGAGGGCGGTCAATGCCCGGTAACTTCTCCCATGTCATCAAGGCGTTTCTCGATAGCCCTTATTTCAGTGGGCTTGGCGAGTCCACGCAGGACCATTGGAAGCGCGAGTTGGTACTTGCGGAGGTCACGATCGGCCCACTGGATGTGTCCCAGGTTAGGGCGTCGATCATTCAGGCCCACCTGGACGGGCTGGCTCAATACCCAGGCAAGCAATCGGTCGCCAAGACGGCCCTAAAGGCTGTCGAGAAGTGGGCTGTTGTGCGGGATTTGCTGCCTCACCCCATCACGCTCGGGACGCAGGTTGTCGGCAGCGATGACGGCCATGAGCCGTGGACCGAAAAGGAAGTAGCAGCCGCCATTGAACACGCTAGGCCGGACCTGGCGCGGGCCGTACTATTGGCCGTCAGTACGGGCCAGCGCGGGTCTGATATTGTAAAAATGCGATGGTCGGACTTGGGAGAATACAATGGCCGGCAGGGCATCAACGTCACGCAAAAGAAAACGGGCGTCCAGCTCCTCGTCCCGTTCTCAAGTGAATTTACAGGTCTGGTTGCCAAATGGGAAAAGCATCCGCCATTCTTTCTGGTGCTCGCGCCGGATGGCCGTCAATTTACTCGTAACCGCCTATCGCACGATTGGACCAAAGAACGCGACAACAATCCTAAACTTCAACTCCACAAAGCTAGAGGTTTAGTGCTGCACGGCCTGCGGGCCACGGCGGTTGTCCGGCTCAATGGCCAGGGGGCAACCACGCTTGAGATCAGTTCGATGATCGGAATGAGCGAACCAATGGTCGCGCGGTACTGCCGATTGGCCAACAAGAACAGACTGGCAATGCAGGCAATGGACCGCATCGACAATGTTAAAACGTTACAAACTAACCTATTGAAATCACAAGACCCCACGTTTTGATTCAGTGTGTGTCAGCAAAGGAAATCAACATGTTAGCCAGACCGGAAATCAGCAAAGTGGCACAGATCAACCCAGACCGGCCCAAAGTATCAATGCGTCGGCTGACTGATCCAAAGCTTAGATGCGCGCTCAGGGAATACGCGCTTAATCGCGGAACTCAGGCGCAGGGCGTGTCGCTTGCAAATTGGGAAGCCCTCTACGCCGGCCAGCCGGTCGCGGTGCCATGAACACCGTCGCCGCCGAGTGGATGTATGCGGCCTGGATGCTGGCCCTGATCGTCGTCGGCGTGACGTGCTCGGTTTGGTTCTGGAACTACGTTTGGACGTATTGGAGAGGACAGTAGCCAATGTGGATTTTCTACCCGCGCTATAAGCGCTACGCCTCTTGGCCCGCTGTGCTTTGGTGCAGGCTGCATGGCCATCCGGTTAGTAGCTATTTCTATTCTGGCGATGTTGCCCGCTGTATCGACTGCGGCGATACGCAATTCATAAGTGAGCGCAATCGCAAGAGGGGTGGTTAATGTCAGACCGCGACGAAATGAATAGGATTTGCGACCAGCTATTCCATACTCGGCAGGAACTTGACGCAGCCAAGCAAAGGCTCCGTGAGGCTGAGGGTGCGTATATGCAAGCCTCGCTGGACTTTGAAAAATTCTACAAACCGAAGAAGCCAGATTTTCGATATACGCCATCGAAATCAGAAGCGCCGGACTGGCGTTGATGCGCCAACTGTGAGTGACGGAGAGATTTTGAATAGTTCCGCGGGGTTTCGGCTCTGGAACAGCCCATGCGCGAAGAACCGCTAGCGCAAGGGACGTGTACTGCCCACGGTATGCCACGGTGAACGACGACCAGCTAGGTCGGCAGGGTAACAGACTGGAAGGCGGACTAACTGAAAGGAAGGCCCGCAGCCAGCCGTAGTCGTGACAGCCGGAGAGACGGCACCGAATTTAGGAGTCGCGCATTTGCTGCGCCATATCAAACGACAGGACGATCTTGATGGCTGAAATTCCGATAGACCTGCATTCATCCCACCGCGAAGAAGCGGATGGAAGTCATACCGTGATGGTGCAGATTTCTGGCATTCCATCTCTCGGAATGGCGCAAGGCGTCTCAGATTGGATGCGTGATTTAGTTCGCGCCAATGCTCACCAGATTGGGCGGCTTGCCCAACCGCATGAGAAACCGTTGGCACAATGAGAAAGACCCCGGCCTCTTGGGCAATGCCTTACGCCAGCGTGCGAATTAACGCAGTGCGGTTTGCTGTTCTAGACACCGGCAAATCGTGGGGTCATCTATTACCCGCCGCACAACAAACAGGAGGTTGATTTGGAAAAGATCACTCGGAAAATAGCGTGGCTGCTTCCTCGCCAAGTTGCCTATTGGTGTGCAATCCGCGTGATGGCTCACGCAACGCAAGGGCAATGGAGCAATCAGGAAGTTCCCGCACTCTTGGCAATGGACGCGCTTAAACGGTGGGAAACGGCCTGACCTATGGCAACCATGCACCCATGCCCGAACTGCCGCACGAGCAAGAATCTATCGGTTTATAAATATGATAGCGGCTGGCATCACGTCGAATGTAATACGTGCTTTTACCTTGGACCAGGACAGGGAACAAAGGATCAAGCCATCCGTCTGCACAATGAACGTATATTTGCTGACGGCAACATCAATGATTTAGCGCGCATATAGTTTATGGCTGACAAATGACCTTGACCGTCAAAATGCTTTCCGCCGAAACGTTGGCGCAAAAGAACCGGCGTCGAGTGCAGGCCAAATGCAAGCACGAAGAAATCTTTTCTTCGACATGCTCCGGTCCGGCGGGCACGTTCACAACGGCGGTATGCGTTGACTGCGGAAAGATTTGGCGAAACTCAGAACCGATTGATAATGGCTAGTCATGCAACAACCTGACGATATTGTTGGCCACAAGACCTTCGACACTGGCGAGCGCGACAAGCACGGTTTGCCGGTCTACCGCCACGAACCATTGACCCGCGCCGAGGGCGAGGCGCTATGGGAAGCCGCGAAAGCGGCCGAGGCCAAGCGCGCCGAGGATATGCCAACAGAACAGGACGCAATCAATGTCATGTTTAGCGCGTGGCAACGCCTGAAAGAGCTTGGCTGGCGAGAAGCGCAATACTGCCCGAAGGACGGATCGACGTTCAAGGTGATCGAGAGCGGCAGCACGGGCATATTCGATTGCGTCTATGAGGGCGAGTGGCCGACCGGAACCTATTGGCTGCACGACGAGCACGATAGCTATTCGTCTCGCCCGGTCATGTTCAAGCTACTGCCCGAAGCACAAGCCGAATACGATGCCAAGATGGCTGCGGCGCGTGAGCGGTATCAGAGAGAAAACGCTTAACCGCCGCTAAATGAGCAACCATCATGGAAGAAAAGAAGTTGCTGGCCGCCATTAAAAAGCTAATTCGGAAATACGAGGACGGCAACAATCACAACGCCGGGGCTTTTGACGATGATTGCCCGCTTTGTGTCATCCTCCAAAAGCTACGCGCAATTGCTAATGGCCCTTTAACAGACAGGTGATCGATGCTTGGGGTAATTGAAAAGGCGACCGTGACGATCACTGTGTCGGGCATGGATATCATCGCGCTCAAAAAGCTGTCGCTGGTCTCTCATGCGCTATCGCGCAGGCTGGATGGTCAGGCCGGACGTGAGCAAACAACCCTCGCCAACACGCTCGATGACGTGATCCGAAACATCGAGTTGGCGGTTCATGGCCCACAAACAGGCGGGAGCTAGATATGAAAATTGATGGCGACACCATCACGTTTTCTAGTGGTCGAACCGCCTACGCCAATCGCGGAATTATAGGCATCAATCCTGAACTAGAACTAAGTGAGGGGTATGACGGCGGCATTGATTGGCCAAATGGCTGGCGGGAAAACCCCCTCACCAAAGAGGATGTGAGCGAGCTTGCGGATCATATGATTGGGCTTTGGCAAAAGTTCAAAGAAACACTTACTGGCTAGAAAATGAACTGTAAGCACTTTATCAAATCTGCACAGACCGTCCTCGTATCGGGGACGGATCCTGGCTGTCCGTGGTGCGAAATAGACCGTTTGAAGGATGCAATTTGGGAGTATGGATGGCATCGCCCAAGCTGCGCGAAAGACTCCGGCAAGCCATGCGATTGTGGTTTTGCTGATATACTTGGGAGCCTTTTGGATGAACTACCGAAAACCGGAGCCGAACGCTAACGTGTCGATAATGGAAAAGACTTGGTATTTGTATGAGGACAAAGAGGGCCATCGCTGGTGGAGTGATTGGCCGTCTATCTATATGAAACGGTATAAGCTGATTACCTATTGTGAACGGAAAGAAAAGCCAACCAAGACACAATTCAGCGGCGCATGTCAGGACGTAATTACTTAATCGGAAGTGAATGATGGACAAGCCAGATATTCTTACTAAGTCGATATGCAGGATAACCGCTCTCGCTATTGCCGATAAGGCAGACGAGACAGCCAAACTTATGGACGAAAAGAAAATGGATGTTCCCGGCCAAACGGCATTGCGTGGTTTCGCGGAAGCAATACGCAGCTGCAATTGGGACAAAGAAACTTAATCATTAGAATGTAGCTGCCGCTCACATTCATCACACAAACGCCCTACGAGCCGTTTTGGATATAGGCGCAATACGGAACAGTGGCGTCTGCGTTATGGCAGACATGCCAATGTCTATCCTGGGAGGGTTTAACTTGCGACCCGCAGAACTTCAGGCCGGTCGATAGCTGGCGCCAGCATCCATTATCAATCTCGACCAGATCAGTTTGATCGACTGGGTGACAGTCGCGACCGGAGCAGCACTCGGGCGCATACCATTCGTGGGCGGGGGACTTGGCAATCAATAAAACAAGGCAAGCTGCGCTCAGAACCAGAATAAGCCAGAGCTTCATTTACGCGGTTCGTAATAGAGCGGCGGGAGAATATCTAAAATGAGCTTGGCGCTCTTGAGCGCGAAATCGGTAGGATCTGCCTTGACCTTGTGGGCCTCAGAAATTGCCGCAGCCAGCTCGTCGGCCGATAATACGACCATCATGCGCTGTGTTGGCTCGACCCGAATCCCTGACTCTGACGGATGTAGATTCTCGATAACTGACGAATTCAATGACTCTCCATTGTGGGGCACGCTTTCGCCAGTATCCATGTCCATCCCTTTTTGTGTCCGGTTCATTCATCCTCTCCATCTTCGGATAGGTCTGGCTCGTCGAAGTAATTTGAAGGGTCGCTTTCGCCATCGCCGGACCAATTCTCGTCTGGAGTATTCATAGATTTTATCGTTCTGTTCCTCGTCAAATTCGCACTCAACGGCGTCACCCGTCGCGCGAAAGCCACCGCCCTCCCCGTTCGTATTCATGATCGCTCCCAGTCATGGCTTTGCTGTCCACCAGTGACCGCAGCTACGGCAATTAAATTGGAATTTAGGTGTTTGCCTTACGCGGCCCCGTCTATGGATGTTGTCCGATCCACACACGGGGCAGCCGGAATTAAAGAGGGCAGGATGATTGCGCTTCCAGGGGGCGAGTTCTTCATATCTGGTCGCGAGTAATTCGGTATCGTGTGCGCAATACCTGCACATCTTGGCCCATGACTTATCGTCGCCCTCGCCGCAGGTGCGCCAAAGATGGCCGCCAGTATTGGGTATTTTACGCTCGCCGCTCTTTTGCTGGCTGATATTATCCAGCTTGTGACTGTCGAGCTTGAATTGTCTGGCAATCTTAAGCGTATCAATGCGATCGAACGGGGATGGCTCCCTTATGTTATTCATAAAGAGCCGCCCCATGATTAGGGGCAAGTCGAAGCGGTCGCCGTTATGGGCGCAAACTATATCGGCTTCATCCAGATAGCGGGCCAGTTCCTTGCAAAGAGGCTTGTCGTCGTAGCGGTCTTTTTTGTATCTTGGATAGTCTGGGAGGGAATGAACGCGCACTTTCTTTTCGTGCGCCCACTTGGCAGAGAAACAAAGGATGAAAGTGTTTCTCTCTACCCACACTGCACCGGCATAGGGCGCCCTTATCGACCAACTGGCTATAATTGCGGGGTGTGTTTCAATATCAATGAACAGCAGCTTTTTCGCTGGGTTCAATCAATGTCCTTTCAGCCAGATGCCGACGACAGAGATCATTGTCGCGACTGCGCCTGACCCAAAGAGAACCTTTTTATTGATTTTAGCGATGTCTGATTTAACTTCGGCAAACTGCGTTCGATCCTCATGTTCATGGCGAATCATGAACTCGCGGATTTGGCGAAGCTCTCCAGTAATAGAGTCGAGTGATCCCTCTATGCGACCGAGAGAACGTTGTTCTTCGTCGCTCATTTGCCGAGCAACTTATTGAGCGCGGTCGTGGCGACACCGGCAATTTTCTCGCCGCTACGATAGGCGCCCAGACCCAGCATTCCCCATAGGAGGTTATTCAATGTCTGAGAATCAAGTGGTTGGCCGTGAACCACTGGTAGCGCGATGCTATAGGTGAACCCAATAGCCGCTACCCAGCCAACAAAAGGACGCCAGCCGGCAAGGAACAGGCTGCCGGTATTGGCTTCTGCCGTATTGGTGGTGGCCTGATTGTTTGCAATGGCCAGGGTGAGGTCTTGTAGCTTTAGCTGGACAGCCTGCCGCTGTTCTGCATTTGGAAACATCTTTACGATGTCATCAATAGCAGTGGCAACGGGCCCCGCGCCAAAGATGTCGAGGATGCCCATTAGAGTTTGCTCGCCGCGTCCTTCACATATCCAAGAACTTTGGTTGCGAAGAAATGATAACAGACGGCACCAGCGAGAAAGAACGCAACGTCGCCTAGGATAGTAAGCATCTTAATTCCCCTTTTTGAACAGACTGAGAATGAATTTGAATAGCGCGACCCAGATATTGACCGGGGCCTGCGGTTCGACTGGCGGCACATCGGGCGGCGGCGGGATGACGACTTCACCAAACGCCACGCCCATGGCGACTAACAGGCCAGCGCAACCAAGCTGCCGATCTACAATCGGCTCAATCGGTCCATGATCTTTTGTAATTTTCCCGATCGTGTACTGATCCGTACCAGACCATATGTAGGGCGATGGACGGCCGGCGTTGGCATAGCCAAGCCCATTGTATTGCTCCAGAAGCGTAAGAGTGCCGCCAGCAGACCAGTCTTTCCATTTGGCGGCGTAAGGCGGGCAATCGTTGAGCGCGTCATAGGCGGCTTCCTCGAAGCTTCCGAACGGCCCCCTGCCCTTCGGCTCGTGGATTGAGCGCCTGTTCCATTGGTCTCCCTGTGCAATGCTGCACATGAAATCCTGGCCGGCCTCGCGCTCATGGATGACCGCAATCACGAACCACGGAACGCCGGTTTTGTCGCTAATGCCCTGATAGCGGGCGCGGGCTGCAATAAGCCGTTTTGCAACTTGCCCGAATTCAGGGCCGCGTGTAAGCTTGCAGTCTTTCCATCTCTGGGAGTTTTTGGCGATGAGCGCTGGAATATCAGCCAAGACTATTTACCACTATCACCATGATGGAATGCCCAACCCGCTGGAGTGTCCGGGTTGCGCGGAAGAACTGCGACTGAAGAAATCAGATGTTATCGACCCAGCCGTTGCAGTAGAGCCCGGCGGTGGCGTCATTGCTGGCGTAATAGACGTTGGTGGACTCAAGAAGCATTGAGCCCGAGATGGAGCCGCTGGCCGCCGTCGCGCTATAGAACATGGGCGGGGCAATCGTGACGGAGTTGTTCACGCCATAAGCCGTGCTTGGCGCAACAGTGATAGCGCCACCACCCGATCCGCTGGCGATGGTCATGAAGATTTCAGAGGCGCTCGACGGCACCAGTTTGGTGGTCGAGGTCGTTGACCAAGATGGGCCGGAAGCGGGGTTACCCTGCGATCCGCTGTTGAGCGTCGGAACAACAGTGGTACCAGCAAGACCCAGAACATATTGAGCGCGGCGGCCGAACTGCCATGACCCATAGAGCGCCGGGGTGCCTGTCGTTGTCGTTGTAACAACAGCACCAAGCCGCGCCTTATAGGCATAGCCGCTTGGCATCAATGGCGTGGTGAATGATGTCGATGCGAGGAAGCCGCCTGACGTGCTGGTGGATGTCGCGGCAATTCCATAGATCGCATAGACTGTCGTCCCGGTCAGTGCGCCGGTATCAATGCCGTTGACGACCCCGGTTGATGCCATGTTGATGGTGCCGGTCAGCGGAACAGTAATGAATGAAGTGCTGCCGCTGGTGGCGAGCGTGGCGTAATCGGCGGAGCCGGCAACGGTCGTGGTGCTCGCGACCTTGATAACAAGGTTCTTGAATGCGCCGGTCGGGGGGAACGCCGGGGCGGTAATTGAATTCGATGTAGCGACAAGCCCCTGCCCGATTGTCAATTCAGCGGGTGGTGCCGCCGTACTGCCGCCATTGCCGAGGATAGTCCCCGCTGTCTCAGCCTGAATCTTGGAATAGGCAACAGCACCCGCCGCGATGTTGTTCGACGAAATTGCGCTTGCGCCGATAGCATTCCCGCCCTGCGCCACCCACGCGGTAGAACCGGAATCATATTTGAACTTGTGTATGCTGCCGGAAAGAAACTCACCGCCGGAGACATTGGTGCCAGCGATTAGCTGAAGATTGGCGGCTGGTGCAGTATCCCTCGCAAGCGTAGCGGACGTGTCATTGGTGGCGTGGAATTTTACTGCGAGCGTATAACCGTCAGTGTTTGCAGTAGAGACTTGATTGCTGGTGACGGTATAGGCGGCGGTCGTTCCTGTGGTGGCAATCGTGCCGTTATTATCATCGCGCCATTTGGCCATCGACGCCATCTCGGCGCGGGCGCTATCATTAACAGCGCTAGGGGCCATGCCTTCGGCCCAGTTCACGCCGGAGTCAGCACTATTGTTGCTGGCCGCTGTTTGCGACCAGACCTGTAAACCACGGGCCATTGCTTATCCTTGGTAACTAAATCCCTTGAAGCCTTGCGGCGTCGGGATTTTCTGAAATGCTCTTGCGAGATTGAATTGACGAATGAGCGGCTGTAGTTGCGGCGCATTGAGAACCTGCGCCTGCGGCAGTTCTAAAGGCTGCGCCGGTTGCGCTTGCGGGCTGAAGCCATAAGCAGGCAGCGGAGATTGCTGCGGCTGCGCTTGTGGCGCCTGTGCGGCGAGATTTAACGGCTGCGGCTGTAATGGCTGTTGCGGCGGTGGCTGTGGCGACCCGGTTGCGGCCTGTGCCTGTGGGGGAAGCCCTGCCATGAACTTCTGGCCATAGGCGCCGACAGACGTTCCTAATTGGTCCTTGCGATCAGTCTTGCCGACAGCGCCTGGCCCGCCGAACCAGGCTTGCGCGGCACCCTCCGGGCCATACTTGTCGGCATACTGGCCGAACTTGCCCTGAAACACGGCATCCTGCGCCTGCGGGTTCTTCAGGAATTCCTCGGGGCTCATGGGAGCGCCAAGGATTTCCTTGGTCCATACCGGGATATTCTGGCCCATGACTTGATATTTGCCATAGGCACGGTCGCCGGATTTAGTGAGCGGGCCGAGAATGCCGTAATTGCCGCCGGACTCGATATTTGATATTGAGTCAGCGTAAGCAGGATCGAATGGCATTTCTGATCTATTGCAGCCTTGTAATATTCTTCACGGGCGGTCCTATTGCGCTTTTACTGCTGCTGATTGGCGCGCAATGGCATTATGCCGGGAATGTTCAGTCCAAGAATTTGTGGTATCGAAAGCTGGCCGCTGGCTATGGCCGCCGCGTATGGATTAGTAGCTGGAATAGATACCGGCGTGCGGGCTTGGCCAAGCGGCGACCGAGATCTAATCATGTCCTCCAGCTTGGACACCTGATTGGCCGTCATCTTGTTTCCAAGTTGCTTCACGCCATAACCCATAAGCGGCGCCACGGCCCCCGGACCACCGGTGGCATAGGCCCCAGCGCCAGCAGAGGCGAGCGCACCTAGGCCACCGCCGCCGCCAAGCAGATTGCCGACGCCGCGAACGACATTGCCGGCCGATGTACCTGCAACGATCTTGCGCATCTGCTCAAGTTCATCTGCGGAATAGCCTGAGCGCAGCTTAGGGCTTTTCAGAATGCCCTTGATCTGCTGGCGCATGGCATTGTCGATGTTCTGACCCGAGTTGGCGCCAGCGGCGTTTAATTGAGCGGCATCCATTCGGCCAGAAATAGTTTCGGCGCGCTTGTAGGCGCCATAATTGGCATTGGCTTCTTTGATTTTCGCCAGCACACCAGCGAACTCGTCTGGCGTTCCCTTGGCGACATCGGAGGCGGGGATGTTCTCAAGATGATTGTTCAGAGATTCGATGGCGCGCGTGGCAGATAGGCGTTCGGTAGGGTCTGGTGACTTTGCGGCATGACCCAAGGCGCGCTGCATTGTGCGAAAGTCGTTGGTCGTAACAGCGGCCCCCTCTGGGGGCGTTCCCATCTTTTCGAGAACGCCAAACGTCTTGGGAGCCAGAACCTCATTAAGACCATCGGAATTGAGGTCTGACTTTGTTTTAGCAACAAAGCTCTCCATCGACGATGGCTTTAGTTCAATGCCGCTGGATCGAGCGGCATCATAGCCAGCAGAGGCGGCAGACTTTAGTTCCTGCGGTGTCGGAGCAGTTGGCGGAATGACCTTGCTGCCAGCAACGGTGCCATTGGCGGCCGGAGAGATAACGCCAGCAAGGTTCGTCACACGGTCGATGTTGTCAGTATTCTCGCCACCCGGCATGTTCTCCGACTGCGGGACGGAAGCGTTGCCTTGATAAACGTCGCCCGGCAATGTGACTGCGCTATAGATCGACTTCGCAAGCTTGGCGGGCCAAGTATCGCCCAAGCCAAACTTCTGTTGCGGAGCGGCTTGGTATTGCGTCCACGGCCCCTGCGTCTGGGCTTGGTATTCTTCCCACGGTCCAGCCATTAGAGTGTCTTTACCCAGTTCTTTGGATCTGACGGATCACCACCACGGAAGCGATAGCCGTCTTTCACGGTGTCGATTTTAGGTGGCGCTGGCGGCGCTGCCTTGGCCGCCGGCGCTTGCGGAACTGGTTGCTGGAACGGGGTTTCTGGGGCCTGCGGAGCATTGGTCATTGGCCCCATGCCGCCGAGGAACGTCCCGCGCATCTGACCGCGAACGGCGGCTGGCGAACTTGAGGCCGCGTTGACCTCCTGCTCCATCATCTGCACGGCTGCGTTGAATTGGCCCTTTGCCCAAGCCTGGTTGAGAATTTCTCGGGCGTGGTCCTTGTCGCTGACGGTCGGCTGCCCAGTTGGGCTGATGGCGCGGGAATACAAGTTCACAAGCGTATTCACGCCGCTGCCCAGTTTGACAATGTTTGGGTCGCCGGTTCCGCGCTGGAATGCCTGAATGACGCGGTTGAGGTCCGGGTAATTCGTGCGATCAACGCCCTCGGATGCTGCCATGACAACCGGGATAACCTGTTTGAGTTCGGTCGCGGCCAGATCGATATTGGCCTGTCGAGTCCCGAGTGTGCGCTGGCCGGATTTGACGCCGAAGAACTCGGCGTTACGCATTGCCTGCCCCTCGCCGCTGGTACCTTCGGCCGCGTTCTGTTTGGCGATCTCAGCACGAACCTTGACGATATTCTCTGCACCCTGAACGCCGCGCCCGAGGTTCTGCATGACGGTAGTATCGCCAGCGCGATACTGGTGCGCCATCGCCTCAATTGTCGGCTGGTCAAGCGTTGCCGAGCCGCTGTTATTCTGGAAAAGAACTTCTCCCTTCTGGTTGATGGCGGTCGCGCCATAGGGGACGATCTTGAAATTCTCGCCAAGATAGCGCGGGCCGACTTGCGCCAGAATCGTGGGATTGGCTGCCGCTGCGTCTGCAACATTGGCAGGAGCCCCGGCATCAATCAGGGCTTGCCGCATGGGCGCGCGTGACTTGATCTCCTGGAGTTGCTTGCCGGTTTCCGGGCTGAGAATACCAGCGACATTTTGCAGGGTATTATTCAGGCCGCCAAAGAACGATGGTTGCTGTGGTGCCTGTGGCTGTGGCTGCTGGGGCGGCGGCATTTGCGGCTGCGGGGCCTGCTGAGGCTGCGCTTGCTGCGATTGCGCTGAAAGTGTCGTGGTATCGGGCTGGCCAAATATAGGATATTGGATGCCGCCATATGACCCCATGGATGTCGGGGGCGATTGGGCGTCTTGCTGCTGAGGAAGTGCACGGCCAAGCAAACCAGACCGCAATGCGTCCTGTAGCCAGCTTGTCATTCCGCCTGCGTAAGTCTGCGGGTTGAATGCTGAGTTATCGAACATTCCCATTGATTATGCCCCGAAGATCGAGGTTAGAGCGCCGAGGCCCTTGCCAGCGGCACCGAGAAGGCCGCCGCCCTGTGAGCCGCCGAGCGCTTGCGACCAGCCCATTGCCTGCTGCAACCCGGAGGGCGTCTGTTGGCTCTGCGTATTGGAATAGCCGAAGTTCTGGCCACCAAGACCGGCAATAGGCACGGTCAGATTGGCAAGCATCCCAAGGTTATTAAGTGGCAGGCCGCGCGCTGCTGCTTGTGCCGCAAGCGTCTGGTTCGCATTGGCATTGGTAAATCCCGGCACCAGATTGGCGATATTAAGCCCCTGCCCCTGATTGCCGGTGATGGCCCCTGCCGTCTGTCCCGCCGCATTGAACAGGTTGCCAGCCGCGCCCGTCTGCGCTGCGACGTTCTGGTTATATTGGTTCAGGAGGGGTGCGGCCTCTCCCTGAGAAATACCGCGCGCCAATGTCTGCTGGTTCATGCCAGATAGATCACGACCGGCTCCGGCGAATTGACCATTGACCTGATTGCTGACATCGCTGCGGATCGTATTCAGAAGATTCTGAATACCCGGCGTTTTCATCGGGTCATTGTTCTGATTAGCGATCGGGTTAAGCTGGCCCTGATAAGCCGATAGAGCTGGCTGGAGCAAACCAGTAGGATCGCCACCCAGATAGCTATTTGCCAGATTAGTGGCAGTCCCGCCGAAGTTCTGCTGCGTTTGCGCATTATTGGTTAGCTGCTGTAATGCGCCGGTTTCAGTGGCGTTCGGCGTGGCATTCGGAATCTGGCCCTGAATGCCGGAAAGAATATCGTTCAGCGCTGGTTGCGCTGGTGCCCACGGATTAGAATTCTGTTGTGTTGTGCTAATCTGTTGGGATTTCGAAGTGCCGCTCATCTATAGTGTTCTTTCTAAAATCACGGCTTTCGCCTTGTAATTTTTCAAAACTCGTATCCATCCCTTGCGGCCACTGATCTGCATGGCGCGGCAATTCTCATCTCGCGCGAATTGCTCAAGATCATTTATCAACGGAAGAAACAGCGGCAGGTTTTCGCCGCTACAGGCAACAATCTCGCAGACGCCGCCGACCAGTTGCGTAATGGCCGCTGCATGGACAATGAGCCCGTCATAGGCGAGCCACAGAAGCGACCGACCCGCGAGAACGTCCTTTTCGACATATTCAATCTTGTTCAGGCCGACCTTCGTAATGGCCCGCTCGATGCGTTCGCGGAAATGCGGCCACACTTCGCCAATCCGTTTTGGATCGACACAAACCGCCGCCATGTCAGCCAATTGCCAGCCACCAGAAAATACGCCCAGTCGAAGTGGACGACGAATGATGAATAATGAACTGCTTAGGCGTTACGTCAGTCGAGGCCACATAGGCCGCCGCCGATGACTGGGCTATGCTCGTCTGCGGGAATAAAAAGATGGCAGAAGTCGCCCCGCATGTCTGTGCTGATACAGTCGTGGAGGTAGCCCCGGTAGATAACGTCACTGTTCCTGTCGCGTTCGATCGGCCTTGGCCGAGCTGGTTCACCGTCGCGCATACTTTGGTTAGGTCTTTTTCTTGAATAGAGAGAGCATTGACGCTCACCGCTGGCCCTCTTTGGTGATTTCAGGCTCGACACCGGCCGCGAATGTCCAGGTAGAGCCCGCAGTAATCCTGATCTTGCCGCGCGCATAGCGGGTTGATACCCGGGAAGGGGCCTGCCCCGTGGCATCCGTCACCGTCTCTGCCGAATAGGTCTGCGCCGCGTATGGGTTTTCCCGCTGCGATACCGAGACATTGATCGCAGAAGCATCGCTCACGACACGGAGCGCCCGCACAAAGAACCGCGTTCCATCGCCACTCTGTTCCGGCGTTTCCATGGTGCCTTCAAGATTGGCACCGCTGAAAAACCCGAGCTTATGCGCAGAATTAAACGCCGTCAGTGCTGGCGAGCCCGATGTCGGTATTGAATCGAACGAAGGTGGCGCGGCCAGCGCGTCAAGATTAGAGCCGTAAACAGTATCGACATTCTCAAGCGTAATGCCCGGCGAGGCAACAGACCCGATATATTCTCCCGATGCCGAGATAGGTGTCCATTTATCCAGCACCCAGTCGTAGCAAAGTATCTTGTCGAATAGCCCCGATGCTCCAGAGGTAGATTTATAAGCGAAGAACACGCGCGAGGCGACCGGGTCTTGTGCTCCGATGAATAATTGCAGATTAGCCGTATCGACATCGGCGAAGAATGTGCGGTCAACCTTTTCTTTGCCGATTGGAGTAGGCGCCCCGCCAGGAACGAGCGTCTTGAAGCCCTGCGGCGAGCACCAGAATATACGGTCGCCGGCCCGCACCAGCGAATATGGCGCATACATGCCGTCATCAATGGCGATGCGGTCGATCGTGAAGATAACCGGAGAACCCGGCGCATAGATCATCCGGCGGATGGAAGTGTCCTGGAAGATGACACCGAATTCCCCGCCCGATACGCCGCGAACAATGCCGCCGTCAGCAAGGTCCTGAAAGTCAGATGAATTAACGCCGCTCGTAAACGCCGATGAGCTGGACACGTCATTAAGCCCGCTCCATTGCAGGCGGTAGGCATTCGTCGTCAGGCCGCCAGAGAGAACAAGAAACCGATTGACGACCGTAATATAAGCCGCGTTGATGCAATTAGAGTCGGCGCGATCCGCAAACTCGGTCGATAATGTCAGGTCGAATATCTGGAGCTTGTCGTTGGCCTGCGTGGCAAAGACGTAGTTATTGAATTGCGCAAATTGCCAGTTGGCCGTCGCACTCAATGCAGAATATGTGCTTGAGCCCTTGCTGACATCGCCCCATGCCAGTGTTGTATTATTGAGCTTGTAGAGCTTGGTCGAAGTCCCCGCGAATACCGTTACCGTTCCGTCTGCATTGCGGGCATAGAAAGACCCGCGACAGGCGGCTGGAAGCGCCCCAGAATAGGCAGAGAATGCGCCGAATGGCCCATACCCATCCCCACGCGGAACGACATTAAGTACGTTCCTGGTGGTCTGCCCGTTGTAATCCGATACGTCAGGTCGATATTCTGAGAACGACAGAACGGGCATCAGGGATTTCTACCGGGCACGCGAATGGCAGACGGCCCGCGCGTTCTTTCATCGAGATTTGTTATTTCATCGAACAGGGCATCGCGGCGTGATTTCCAGATTGCCCCGGTATCGTAGTCTTTCACGAACACGCATGCCTCGGTCATTGCTCCGGCCAAATAGGCGTCAGGGTGTGCCAGCAATAGCCAATTGGTCGTGCTTCCGGCCGTTGTCGATAGGTTCGTGATCTTCTGGTAATAAGTGAAGTTTACCGCGTCATTGGCTGTCGGCATCAACTGCACATAGCCAATCTGGTCGGTCGTGCCGAGGATAGAAAACACTCGCGGATTGGCGGCCGGTGAATCCGGGTAAAGCTCCGGCAATTCACTCGGATGGACGTATTGCAGGGAGCGGCTAAGACCCCCGGCAGACCATGTGACTGTTTTCCAGCCAACGTAGTCGGTTGGCAATGAGAACGTGCCAGATGTGGGCGTGGTGGACTGCGTAATCTCCATCTGCCGCGTGCGCAGGCTGCGATTGGCTTCCGCCTCGAACAGCGTAATGAAGTCTGGGATATTCGAGGTCAGGTCTGAACGCGCCATATAGGACGCCACCGATGTTTGCAGGCTCGAATAGTCGGAGAGGGCCATTAGCGTTTACCCGTGCCATAGCCCGCGAAAAACGGGTTGCTGGGATTGTCGGTGCGGAACTTGGAATATTGCGGATCATTCATTCGCCTATCCACATAGAGCCAGAATTCCTGGTTCATGGGCGGCGGCGCGCCATTGCCCGCATAATCGAGATAGAACTGATTGATGATGTTGTTCGGCAAATGCCATTTGTGCCGCATGTCGCGGCCGTGGGTCTGCGTATCGCGGCAATGCGCTGCCCAATCAGCGTTGTATTGTGCGTCCTGAAACGTCTGGACGGTGATATCCTCACCGTCCAGCTTCAGGTTGGTAATTACGCCAGACAATTAGAACTCCTGAACGACGTGCGTAATGGTGCCGCCAACGCAGCTCGAAAGAACAGTTACCAGCACATCTCCGGGATTGACGAAAATAGCCGAGGTTGCCGTGACCGGGATTTGCGTGGCGCCATTGCCGGTCGAGGTCGAAACAACCCCGCCGCTCGAAATCACTACGCTGTTATTGACGAGAACTTCGCAGGTGTTTGCGGCGGCCGTCTGCGACTGCATCGGCGTCGTCGCATAAAAGGCAGTAATATATTTTCCACGCGCCACAACTGGAGCGGAAATGAGCGCATTGGATGATGTCGAGGACGCCTGATAATGTCGGGACTTAAACGGCAGAAAGGTAGGATAGGCCATTTCAATGGCTCCATATTAGCGTGGATTGAATTGGGGCGATTTTGTTTGTGTTTAATCGAAGTCGGTCGTATTGGCCCAATGGGCCATCTGATATTCCAGATCATCGAGAGCGCCGACGAGGTGGCGCTTTTCGTGGTGCGCGCTGTTTTCCCGGTTGCTCAGGTCATCAACGCGACCCTGTAGCTCAAGCTTGCGGGCATACATCTTGCGCCAGCGCCTTGAGGATTCGCAGTAGCCATACATCGGCGGCGGCTCCAGCAGATCGGACTCGGGCGGTACGACCACCTGAATGCCGAGCTTCTGTGCCTCCAGTATGAAATACTGGCAGCCGAGGCGTTGCTGGTTATATTCGCTATTCGCAGCCATATCGACGCCATAGATGCCGATGACTTCCGGCTTCTGTGCGATAGCGAGCGCGAGCATATAGGACACCTGGCTTGTCCACCAGTATCGTCCCCATCTCGCAACCATTTCCTTGAGCGGGTACATCTTCCCGCCGGGAAAATCGGGAGAGGGCTGCTGGAGATAGACGACCGGCTTGTCTTTAAGCCACTCGATCCATTCCTTCAGCCCCTCCCGTTCTTTGACATAGAGATTGTGCAACTCGAACCAGACATCGCAACGCGGAAGGTTTCTGTTGGCCGGCGAACATCCCCAGATTTCCCATTCGGGAAGGTGGAATGGCGCAAGTCCAACAGAGGAAACAGCCGAACCGAGAATGGCGATTTTCCTGCGCGGCTTTTCTGCCGCTTTCTTCAGTGTCTCTTTGTCTGGTAGCGGTAAATGAGGAAAAGGTTCGTTTTCCGGCGTTATTTCAACGGGGGGGATAGAGCCTTCAGTCACACAATCTCCTTTGTTGTTACGTGCAAACGATGTCAGCCGTTCGCGAGCACACCTGCCAGATGGCAGTTGAACGCGAGACAAGCTCGACCGAGCCTCCGGGAACCCGGAAGTAGATCTTGCTGCCGACCCATGTATCGGTCGCCTGAATCGTTGCCGAGACAGGAACCACGCCATTGGCCGTCGATGTCGAAAGGCTGCTGATGGTTTTCAGAATGCCGGCCTGCGGGGGGTCATCAAGACCCCACACAGTGATTGGGCCGGATGAACTTCCCAGCGATGTGTAACCAAAGCAGGAGATGTTCGTGCCGGTTGTTGCCGAGGTTGCGGTCGTCACAATGCTTTGGTTTGCAACTGACGCAACCGTGGTTTTCCGGGTGCGGCCCGCATTCGTCGAATAGACGAGCAACGGATCGCTTCCCGTGAGACCGGCCGACGAGGTAGAGGTGACGGCCGTCTCGGAGTCGTGGAAGGTATAAATAGTCATCGTTGACCTCCTTTATTGGTCAGGAGGATTAGGACGTTGTCAGATCGAAAACGCCGCCGCTCGCTTTTTCATTGCGGGCTTCGAGTGTGTATTCCGACAGGATCATGCGGCGCTGCGAGTCGCCGGTTGGCGGCATCTGAATGGAAACCATGCGGCGTCCTTTCAGGTAGGCAACCGCCCACATATCCATCTGGAACACCCAGACATCGCGCGAGCGCTGGAAGCGGTTCGGGATGACCTTGAGCGTTCCGAAGTCTGACTCATAGGCATCGACTGCCGCCGTGATCTTCTTGGACGACGCCTGTTCGATCGGCGATGACCGGCCAGTGAATGTCGAGAACACCTGCTTATTGAACGCACCCGTCATGATGGTGTCGGGCTTGCCGCCGTTTGTCCAGATCGACTGGAGAACCGACTTCAATTGCGCTTCTGTGAATGCGCGCTGCGTGCCGTTGGTGACTTGCGCGGTGCCGTCGAGAACAGACGGATCAACGCCCGTGGTCGCACCAGTCGAGCGCGAGGTATTCGTGCCGACCCAGTTGATGACCGAGCCTAGGCGGCGAATTCCTGTATCGGAACCTGCGGTTGACCCGTTCGTGGAGGCAATCAGCGAGCCTTCCATGTCGCGCTTCAACTCAAGACCCTTGAGCATTTCCTGGTAGGCCATTTCATTGCCACGGCCAGCGTGGTCAACGGCCTGCTGGGTGCCCGAAACCTGCGGAACCTTGCGGCTGATCTGGCACTGGTTGTTTTTACGAACAGTGACAGTCGTTGCGTCGGCCGAGATATCATCGCCTTCGAGCTGCGCGTTAGTGGTCAATGCAGTCGCGAGTGCCTGGATCTGCCATTCGTGCTTGACGGCCGATGCGGTTGCCTTTTCCGAACCGGAGAGGAACGGCGTATCGGTCGGGTCGATGCGATAGATGACATCCGTCAAATCTTCGCGGTTGCCGATGGCCTCATAGGTGGCCAGCGTATTGGTAGGAAGTGACATTGCTTTATCCTTTAGCGGGCATTGCGGCGGGCAGCGATCAACGCTGCTCCGTCACGCCAAGACCCTGATTGGTTGAGACGTTGTTCGAGGGCTTTCATTCCTTCATCTCGATCGCTTGCGCGCGATTGCGAGGTTCCGGGGCGCTGAACTTTCGGGACAGGTTTTACGACCTTGGCCGGCGCAGTCTTGAGCGCTTCGCGGTATCTTGCGGCGTCACGGATGAGTAGCTGTGCTCGATGGTCGCGCAGGCTTACTGAAGCCTCGCCATTCCAGAGCTTTGCCAGTTCCGTTTCCGAAAATCCGAGATCCTTGAGCAATGCAACAGAGGCATCGGCAACCTTCGTGGCCTTTTCCTTGTCGGCCATCTCTGGGGCCTTCTCCAGGAATAGAGAATCCTCCTTGCTGGCAAACTCAGACCACTTGGTTTTGAATTCCTCGGCCTGACGAGATTGTGCTGACTGTAGTTCCTGCGAGACGGCGGCAATCTTCTTTTGCTGCGCATCCCAGAGGGCGTACCGTGGCCAGTCCTCGCGGGCGAGCTTCTCGACATCGCTCATGGTCTTGATGTCGGAGAATTCGCCTTGCTGTTGCTCCTGTAGCGTCGTTAGTAACTGCGGTAGGGCCTGTTCGTAGCGCTGCCTGATCTGGTCGGCCTCTGAAAGTTTGGCTTCCAGCGCCTTCCGTTGTTCAGCAGTTTCGTTCTGACCTCTGCGGAGGGCCGTCTCGCGGTCCTGTTCGCGTCGCGCAATCTTTTCTTGCGCCTCGCGAGGGTAGGTTGCGAATTCGTCCTTTTCCTCTTTGGTCCATGACCTCGGCGGCTCGATAGGCGGAAGTTCTGCTTCCGGTTCGGCCGCTACTTCGGTCGCCTCATCGCTGGTTGCTTCTTCAGCAGGGGCAGCGTCTTTAATTGGCTCGGGCTCCGCTGCGGCCTTTTCTGGCGCTGCTGGAGTTGCCGGTTCTTCGGCATCGCGCTTGTTGCGGAAATCCGTCAGGAAGTTCGCAAGATCGCGCGGGGATTTTGAATCGTTCGAGGGTGCCGGGACGGTCTGGACGATGGGCGCAGGGGCGCTATCGTCGCCACCGGGGGCAACGTATATATCAGACATTGATTTCCTTGGGTTACGGTTTCGGGTATTTAATGCGGGCTAGTTCTTTGGCCGATAGCCGGCCGTCAGCCGCATATTTGTGGAGCTGTTCCTGAACCTTGCCGACAATATTGGTCGCGATATAAAGAGCCTCGCGCGCCGCCACGTCCTTTACGGATGTGCGTTTCCAGGTCGCGATATATTCGTCATGCAGGTACTTGAATGTATCTTGTAACAGCTCGTTTTTGAGCAAATCCTCGGCCCGTTGCCCCCTGCCCTGCTTTTTGGTAAGTTCAATGTCATCCATTAGGGAGTAGCCGAATGATTATGCTATTGGCCATCGTTGGAACGCTGTCTCTCATTGCGCTGACGTATTTGGGCGCGTGTATTTATTTTGGCGCCGATCTTCCCTAAACGGGCGGGGGTATTCCAAGATTGAATGCTCTAACAACCTGCCATGTCAGGTTATTATCGCCGGGGTATCTCTTGGCGCCATATGCCCCGAATTCACTCGATGGCCCCTCATAAACAAACTTAGCTGGATAGACGATGCCAGCGGCCTCACACCCCTTGAAATATTCGACGTAATTCTTGGCCTCGGCAGGTGTCTGCACCGTTTGCGGAAAGAACTCACGAAACAGCGGATAGAAGTCGGCATAGAGCGCTTGCGCGGTCGATAACGCCGTTGATTGCGCCGTCGAGATCACATAGACACCGGTTGTGCCGGTTGTGCCGCTCGTCTGCGACAGAATGTAGGTATTGGCAGAAACGCCGGTTGCGGATGACTCGCTGGAAAACTGATTCCAACTTCCAATCCCGATGATTTGCTGATTAACAACAAGCTTGCCAAGCCCAACGCCGGTTGAAACCGCCGTCACGGTCAGATTGGTGCCCGATACGCTTCCGGTGAAGTTGGTATAGCATATGTCGTCAAGCGAATTCGGGCGCGATGAAACATAGCCAATATAGTCACCATTACCGCCTTCATAGCCGATCATTCCTAGACCGTTCGCAGTCGCATAGGCCTTGACCCCATTTGTCGGATCGAGAATTGAACCCTGCCCCGGAGTGAAAAACCCCGTTACCGGGATGGGGAAAGTTGTGCTGATCGGATTTTGATAACGCCCATCATAGGCATCCTCGTTCACCTTGCGGTCATAGTATGCGTATTTTGTTGATTCCAGTCCGTTATTGAAGCGATCAATGCTGGTCTGTATCCATCCGATGAGAAGATTGACCACACGCCAATCGCCATTGACCGCAGCCTGATAAGCACCATTCGAGTGGATATTCCCGAAATAGGGCGCGACCGAAATATAATCAAACAGATCGCTCAAATTGAGCCCGAGGCTCAAATCGGTAATGAGCTGCTTTGCTCCAATGATTGTATTATCGGTAACAGTCGATTGAATGGTCCAGGTATTGAGAATGCCGCGCCATTTGGTGCCCTTGTTTGCAGCACCATAAGAATCCCGAACCGCCCGCATCATATTCGCATGAAGATAGCCATTCATGCAGATGAAGCGATTATTATTGTTTCCAGGAGTCGGGAATGGCACCCCGCGAGCAACAGCAACATCATACATTGCCGAGAAGAATAATTTATTGAAGCTTGCCCCGTTCCAGTTCTCATTACCAAGTTCGTAGTAGGCAACCAGGCCGGAGTTAAGATTATCGCGCACATAGTCCGCAATAAGCTTTATCTCGGTATAGTGGTCGGTCAGGTCATAGGCCGAGACAACCTCAGCGCCCGGGCCAAAGGTTGATATCTGCCAGAATGTCGGGCTCGTGGTCGGCGAGTTGTTAAGGTTTCCGGCCTGGAGGGAGATATAATCCCTACCGGACTGCGATACGACATCATTGACTCCATATGTCGTCGCCGATGACCAGGCTGCTCCGGTGAGTGAGTTTATGCCAATGTCGAATGAGTTCGATGTGACGTTCGACACCGTTCCCTCGATGCCGGTGAATGCCTGATAGGAGCCGCCGTAGAACCCAAATAGAACAGCGCTATCGCCGTTTACAAAGTTATGGTTCGGATCTCCCGAGACGCTTGTTGTTGTCCCCCAGGTAATCGTTCCCTGATCGCTGAATTTCTTGAACCCCATGAATGGCGGAATGTTGACCCACAGATGCTTGTTGGTCTGGTTCGCCAGCTTGAGCATCAGCGAGAGCGGCAGGCCGCCCTTGACTGGCGGAATGTCCGTGCAGTTGCACCAGCATGAATTAGCCTCGGTCGGCAGGCTTGCGAATGTTCTATTGGCGATATTCCGCACGCCGCCACCAGAGGCAACAACCCATGTCATCGTTCGGATGATGCTGGCGCCATCCTTCATTCCTGCCAGCCATTCTGGATCGAATACCTCGCCCGCGTCATAGGCCGCCTCGTTCGAGGCAAGGCATATACAAACATTAATTGGCGGGTCGGTTTGGTCCAGATGCGCCATGAGGGGATTGCATGTCGCGTCCACCGAAGTCCACGTCAGGCGATTGCCGAACTGGACTAGCCCGCTCACGGTGCTGTTGTTAAACCCAACCTGCCACGTTGCCGTTGCCATCGGAATGGCGGACGAAATAGAGCCGCCCTGCGCGCAAGTATAAGTCCCGGCGCCGCCCGTTCCCGTTCGCGACGAATTCTCGGCATTGGTCTGCGTAATTGTGCAATTAACCGGAACACCGACTCCGGTAATCAGATCTCCTACTTTTAGTGTGCCGCCAGTTGGCGAAGTGACGGTCAGAATGCCGGAGCCGTTCAATGTGCCCTGGAACGTGACCGAATGGCCGTCCCACTTCATTACAAAGTTCTTGCCTGCGAGTGTATACCCGCCGAGGTCGCTTAACGTGCTCCCCCAGGTAATAATTCGTCGCGATAATGTTGCCGACGATGAAGCCGGTGACGGGCTGATAAGATTACTCTCGTCATCGAAATAAATATTATACCCGGACGGAAATATGTTGAGGAACGTCTTGCCGGGGGCAATTCCAGCCATATAGGTTGTTCCGCCATCCGTTACGGAATAGTTCGATTGCCCCGTTTTCCAGAAGTTGATGAACGGGAAATAGACCATGAAATCGGATGGCCCCACCATTCCCATCTGAAGGGGTATCTTATTCGATTTCTTGTAACGGGCGCCTACCGCCTTATTATATATTGCAGCGGTCGCCATCTATTAGCCGTGCTTGACCGATAACGCGATAGTGGCCCAGCGAATTGCTGAAGATGCCGTCCATGTCATATCAATGTCAGAACTTGTGCCGCTTGCGCTTGATGCAACTGAGTCGATGAATCCGTTTGAGGCCATCGTTCCGCGCTGGGTGCTAAGGCCGGTGGCCGTATAAGTCGGAGTTGTTGCATCATCGTCTCCGGCAATACAAATAACCAGGTCGCTAATCGTCGTCTGGCAAGTGACTGTCGGAGATGTGTCCGAACTGACGTTTGTGGCGCTAGCGCGGATTAAACTTGCCGTGTCTGAGCCTGTTACGGATATCACGTGAACCGTTTGGTTTACCAGGCCGGAGGTTATTACTGATTGAACGCCCGCAGACGGATTAGCAAGACCCCACACCTTAATGGTTGAGCCGGCGCCAGTATTCACAGACGCCAGTGAACTCATGCTAGTGCCGCCATATGTAATACCGGTCAGGTTCCCGAAGTAATGCGCCAGGGCAAAAACGGCGGTTGGGGTGCCGTTTGGGGTATGAGTAAATGTTGAAGGCCCGTTTGCATTACTTGTCGTAACCGCATCGAACGCAGCGGTCTGCCCAAAGTTAATATTGGCAGTCCCATGCTTGAACCCGGCCTTGCCAAGTGCGCCGCCGGCTACGCCCAGACGCCCAAAACTCATCAGACGATCTCGGTCACGTTCATGTAGGCGCCGCCGCTCGATACCTGGATGGCGGAAACCTTCTCTCCGGGGCTGACCGTGAAATATTCAGCCGCAAGGCCAGGTAAATAGGCGTCAGCGGTTGTCGCTGCTGTACCCGCACTGGAAATCTTGATGTAGGAGTCGGCCGTGACAACCACGCGCGCCTTGCGAACGCCGGTATTAAAGCCTGCTGTGGTCGTGCCCGAGGCCGAACTTGAAAACGATGTGGCTAGGGTCGCGCCGAGGCGACCCGTGCCGATATACTGCGAACTCATTTATATCTCCGTTAGGCCGCCAATAAGAAGATTTCCTCGTCCTCATCATTGAGGGCGTCGTTGTATTCTTTCAAAGCTTTCGCAGCATCAATGGCGATGCGCGCTTGCTTGACCACCGTAACCGGGCTCTTTGCTTCCGTTGCGCTCTTTAGCGCGCGGGAAAGAACGCCGATCTGGTCGTGATTGTCTACCTCGATTTCCGAGGCTTCATTGACCGCTTGAACAAGTGCCTTCTTGGCCTTCTTGTTCTGAATCTCGGCGGCCCTTGCGCGAGCCTCCGCTACTATTTCCTCGAACTGCTTGCGGGTAAACGACCGGCTTCCCGGCCCGCGATGGCCACCTTTGGTTAGGTTCGTCTGGCCTGAGGTATCGACAACTGGCGTTCCGCCCGTAGAGGCGCCAATGCCGGAAACGGTTGATAGGCCGGCCGAGAGTCCACTCGCTGTAGCCGTCGCAGAACTTACCGCTGCGACTGTTGCGACACCGGCCGCCGACCCCGTAGCGCTAACCGACCCGTTACTGGATGCGCCGATACCCGCGACCGTCGCAACGCCAGCCGATGCACCGGCCGCTGTCTTTGTTGCCGAACTGACCGCAGCAACCGTTGCAGTTCCAGCCGCAGCGCCCGCGTTGGATGCCTGGTTGAATAACAGCAGCAGCGACATTTTAGAGCATCAATCCGGCAGCAATGCTTGGCGTTACCTTCCACCCGATGGCGTTCATCGTCTGGATATCAACATTAGAAAACGGAACCAGACCCGTCCCGAGAGAGGCGTTGCAGCAATCTGTAGTTGCGCCGGCCCAGTCCATAATATCGCCCGCGCCGGTATTCCAGGTATTGATACTCGTTACGCCACCATCAACCGACAAATACCCGCCACTACTGCTATAACTCAGTGATCCTGACGTATAGGACAGAAGGTCTAGGCCGGTGACTTCGCTAATTCCAATTCCGTTTGCATCGGTATTTGCATATCTAATTCGCCCCATGCATTCGGTGATCTCATGGAGCAGAACTCCAACAAAATCAAAATTGCTGACGCCGCCAGTTCTCGTAAAACTCCAGCTCCACTCGCTGCCGATAATGACTGCGGTACTGCTGTTGGTCCTATTCGGTAAATTAAAGCCAAGCGCCCACGCCTGGTTGACCCTCATTGCAAAGGTGCCACCTGGCAATGTCGCGGGCAGATTTTGCGCGGCTGAGCGCATTGTCGTCGTATTGGCGGAGCACTTAATGGCATCACGGTATGCCCCGTAGGTGCAGCCGGAAAATTGACCGACGATTCCCCGAACCGTCTCTGGTGATCCGCTATGGCCGAGAAACGTTCCTCCTGAGTCTTGCCAGTCAAAACTAAATATTAATGTCACGGCATTCGGAGCGAATGTGCGCTCCAGAATGTCGATTGCCTCCCTTATGCCCGAGAAATATCCCGCCGGCGCATCTGGATTGAGAAAGATTGGGACGATCCTGAATCGCTTAAACCGCGACGGAATGTAAGGTAACGTCATAGACTCGGCTTGAAGTCGGGACGTATCCCGTATTGGACACCAGATAGCCAAAGAGGCTCGATGACGAGAGCGTAACCTGCTTTATGATTGAATCGGTTTGCACATAGAGGCTGGAACCGATGTCGACCGGAGCCCCTAGATAGATATACCCGAGATAGGTTGACCGGTCACCAGATGGAATATCCCATGCAGCATTATCGACGCTCGATGATGGGGGGGTGGCGCTATACAGATGCAGCGTGTAACTGGTTTCATTGCTGATGATGGAGCTGTCCTCTACCATCAGTGCGGCACTTGTAATCTGATATTCGCCGCCAGCGCTGGAACCAAGGCTGGCAAACGTGAGCGCCGCCGTGGCTGAGGTCGATGAGCCCACCACATCGCCATCGGAATATGAACTGGTGCTGGTCGATCTGGTAAGCGCGACCTTGGAAACAAATCCGGCCGATCCGATCGCAACAACCTGGCGCTCGACACCGCCGCCAACGTCGATTGATTCGACAACGGAACCGCTGCCGGGGAGCGTGACGTTATTGGCCATCAGTCCTCGGTAATCGCTGTGCCGGTGGTCAGAGACGCGGTGACATTGGTCGTGATCGAGATATTGGCCGTCACGGTGCCATTATAAAGCGCCGTCCCCGCGCCAGAGGATGACAGACCAACACTGAAGTGCGTAATGACTGTAGTGCTCGATGCCGTGCAAGTCGCAAATGCAATAGCAGAATTGGGCGAGGCCGAACCGCTTGCCACAGCCCATCCAGTCGCGCCGGTCGTGCGTGAAGTGGCAACCCGCAGGTAGCCCGTATAGGTGGTTTCGTTGGTGGCCTGCGTGCCCGTGTCGCCGGGATCTGCCGTATGCAGCGATACCCATAAATTGGTCGAGGGCGAGGTCGCGGTATTGTCGGCTATATTGGAAATCGCAACGCCGTTGAAAATCAGCTTGAGAAGATTGGTTTCTAGCGTGTCAACCTTGCTCACGATACGGCCTCAATATGCGAGACGCGGCCCGCCTTGTCCCTGACCACGCGCTTGGGGGCCTTGAGATGATGGATAACTTCCTTGAGCATTTGGCCCTGTTCATTGATCTTGGAAACAATTGGCGCCGTCTTTTCCTCGGCGGCCTTTGATTCAAGACTATGCTTGTGCTGCAAATCCTGAGCCGAGAGCTGAGACTTGGTGGCGACTTCCTGGGTCGCCAGTTGTGCGTGATGCTCGGCGGTCTGCTTGTCGAGATTGGCCTTCTGCAATGCGATCGAGGCGTCCAGTTCAGCCTTGCGCTCATTCAACGCCATCGAATGCTTGGCGACATGGGCGTCCATCTCCGCCTTGAGAATGGCTAATTGCTTCTCATGCTCGAATTTCTGCTGTTCCAGCGCGGCATCGGCCTGCATTTTCCATTGCTGATGCGCCTGATCGACTTGCGCCTTCTTGTCCTCAAGTTGCGCCTTCATCTGGATTTCGATGATCTTTGGATCGGGCGGCGGCTGTGGTGCGGGCTGGCCCTTAGGATCGGTAAAGAACGCATCCACATCCTTATGACCGGCAATGCGCGTGAGTGCCTTGGCTGAATTATAAAGGTTGCCTGGATTGACTAAGTTGGTGAGGCCACCGACGAGCGCCTTTTCCTGCATCCCTATGATGAGGTTGATAAGCGACATTTGCTCGGCCTTGCCGCCCGTCCCCAACCCAACGTGGATGGTCATATCGTCGCGCTTTTTCCAGTCTCGCGGATCGACGTTCACCCATTGGTTCTTGAGACGGACGGTCTGGGCTTGCTGGCCATGCTTGCGGATAAGACCGTGCAGGCCGAGGAACAAATCCTTAAGACCTGTTTCAGCAATAATGCGCGCAATGAGCCGCAGCTTGGCCTGCTCAATGGTATAAGCAAGGTTGGCCGCCGTGGCAGATTGATTCTGAAGCGCATTGGCATCAATCGCCTGTGCCTGTTTGGAAACGCCAGTCCGTTGCGCCCGAACATTGTCGAAATACTCAAGCGCCGGATAGATATGGTCCCCGATCGTGGGAACCTGTTGCCAATTAATGCCGCCGGGCGTTTTTACTCGTACAATACCGCCTGGGCGGCTAACCAATAGGTCATCCAATGTCGAATCTGACGCCATGGATTCCGCGACTTCAACGCGCGGATTGTTGGCCAAGTAAATGTTATCGAGATGACCACGATAGAGCGCAGTCTTGATGCGCTGGATGTCCATGACCAGATCGGCAATGGAGCGGCCAAAGAACCTGTGAGTGACGGGGACTGGCGTGACAGAGGCAAACGGGATCGCGTCGAATTCGACAATCTCATCCTTGCCGTCACGCTTTAGGATTTCGCCAGAACCGCCCGATGAGCCCTGCCCACCACCCGTAATCACCCGGTAAAGGCAAGGTTTGCCGTTACCCTCGTAATCCATCCGAATGTAGTGCTCGACGATCTCGACGCGGCGGGCGGCCTTGTTGTAGTCCTCGCCTACGTTCTGATGCTCGAATACCGTGTCGCGGTTGATTTCTTCGGTGTTGGTGATGGCCTGGTAGGTCGGCAGCGTCTTGAGTTGCTTCTCGTCAAACCCTTGCGCCAATAGCTCGGCTTCGGACTTGAGCACCCGATGGAAGAAATAATTGCAATCCTCGGGGCGGCTGATCGAGATTGATCGGGCCACCTTCTCAATGCCGACTTCCTCGGGCGGGACGCCCAAGACCTTGGCTTGCGCGAATGTCTTGGACTTCGTGACCTTTACATCGTGGAAGGCTTTGGTCTGGGCCTGTATAGCCAACTGAGGATCTTCAACCGACTTTTCGGTGTGCTCGGTGATCTCAACGTCCTCGTCGGCGGAGATGATGGCGAACTGGTCGTCGGTGAGGTCGTAATAGGTTTCGTTTTCCTCAATCTCGCGTTCTTCCCACCAGTATTTGACGAATCCGTTTTTGTGGAGAAGCGCATCCTTGATGAAGCTGTATAGCACCAGAAAGCCGTTATTCTGGTTCATGAAAACGTGATTGATATAATCAGTTTCCTGCTCTGCCGCCTGTACGTCCTCGGCGCTCACCGGATTAAACGCGCAGACCTCTTCTGAGCCCGCGAATATCTCCATGAGTTGGGGCATCAGCCCCTCGATCGTCTCCATAACATCAGTAGAGACGGCAGATGAACGGCCATCTTCCGCCGGCATATCGGCAGACATATCGCCATTAAAATACATGCTGGCATCGGATCTCTCTTTGGAGAGCTTCGATGATTGCATGGCGGCAAGCGCAGAGGCTTGCTCCGCAGCCAGCATTGCTTTCAATGCCGACTTGGACATCTTGGGCATTTATCGGAATTCCAGTCTGAAACGAATGCCCGCGCGCGGTGTTGCACCGCCCGGACCAGCCACTTCAATGGTTTTATAGAAATACCAGCGCCGCAGATTGAAAATGATGGTGCGGCGATTGCGCCAGAGCTTCATTTCTTGTCTAGTTTCGCAGACAGGCCAGCTTTGCGATCGCCATTTTCCATGATGATGCGCTCGACAGTGATTTTCTTCAGGTCGTAGGTCCGACGATCGAGTGTCGGCTTGCTGGCGGAATAGGTGCCCTGCCCGCGTACATGGCCGTTGTCGTCGCTTCGCTTGCGAGTGGTCATATTGTCCTCAAGTGGATAGCCGCTATAGAGGTCCAGGAATTCGTAAAGGTTCAAGCGACTCCGAGCCTCGGGTAAAGTATCTTGCGGCTGAAGTTAGTCTTGGTAACGTGGCTCTCAAGGCCGGTAATCAGATAATCGAATGCTCTCGCGCCGTGGCTCGCCCAGTCGTGAATATAGCCGCTCTTGAGAATGCGGTTCTTCTCGTCATAACCGGAGCGGAACATCTTCAGGACTTCGATACCGAGCGCGCATTTGTCCTTGTCGAAATAGCAGCGCGGGAGCGCAAGACGCGCCGCATTGATTCCAACCTGGACATCTCGGGGCTGTGGCAATAGCTTCGTATTTCTAAGGCCGTGCCCTTCAAGAAAATCCTGGTAGCTCTTGTCCGAACCAATCCGTCGCGGCCCAGCATCGTGCGGTAGGAAGTGTAAGGCATAGGAATAGGGCTTTTCGAGAACGGCCTTTGCATGTGGTGCGCTATCGGCCCCCACAGCCTCGTAATAGTCGATAAGATAGATTTCTTTATGGGATTGCTGGCAGAACCAAATAGCCGTTGCATCGTGGTCCCCGCCTATATCCCACGCGGTATAGACCTGTAGAGCGGGATCAAATGGCAGCGAACGAATGCGCCCCGTGCGCTCGGCCTCCGCCATCTGCTTGCCGTAGAAGGCACCCTTGATTGCCGCCTCGAATGAGGTTTCATATTCCTGGGCATATTCTTCCTCCGACATCGTGCGCCGGGCGGATTCAAGTTCGCTTGATGTCAATAGCCCCTGTCGAATTGCTTCGGCTTCGGGCACGAGATCGTTGAGCGGAACGGTCTGCGATGCCTTGATATCTAGCGTAAACCACTCGGGAGCGGCTTTCGCTTTCTCCCAGAGGTCATAGAAAGCGTTATGCCCTTTGGGCGTCCCGATAAATACCGCTGTCCCGCGTCGGTCACTGAGAGCTGGTCGTATGACTTCTGGCCAAGCGCGAGGGTCAAAATCTGCGAATTCATCCAGCACCACCCCGTCGAGTCGCAGACCGCGCAGGGCGTCGTAATTATCAGCCCCGAACAGTCTGACTTGTGAGCCATTCGGGTAATCGACCCTCAGTTCGGAAGTGTTGACCGAAGCGCCATAAGGAAAGATAGGACTAGCAGCGTCCCTAAGGTAGTCAAACGCAACAGCTTTTGCCTGAGAGTAAGTTGGCGCCATATAGGCGAAGCGCGGTCTTTCGAGTTCGCATCGTATAGCCGCACGCTGCAAGTCATGGATGCAGGCGACGGTTTTTCCAGCGCGACGATGCGCAACAATGCAGGCGAAACGCTGTTGTCGATTATGAAATGGTATGAACTGCGGACGGGGCTGGTACTGGATTCGGATAATGCCATCGTCTGGGATTTCCTGCTCCACTATAATCCGTCCAGTAGCAGCGCGGGCCGTCGAATTGGCACCACTCGCCAAATCGCTCGGGGAACGTCGCTGTCAGATGTGATTGAATTAGAAGATTGAGCGCTAGATAAAGCTCAAGCATCGCCCAGATTGGATAATTGCCTTATCTCGGCGTCCATGCCATCAACGTCTGCGTGCTGGCTATCGACGACTGAATTGGCATTGGCAAATGCTGCCGGGGCCTTCTTGTCGAGGTCGTCGAGCCGCGCATTGATCTTGTCGGCCTCGGCATCGAGCTTTGCTCTGGCGTCTTTGATGCGCTGTGCCGTTAGATGCAGTTTACCCATGGCGTTGATCTTTGCTACCGCGTCAGTGATTGCAAGGCTGTAGTTGATGCCGGCTTGTAGTTCGTCCCATTCGATCGTGACTTGCGTGGAACCGAGAGTTACTTTGGCGTTGTCCGGGTGGGCTTCAATCAGCCGATCCAGATTGGTGACGTTCTCGTAAGAGCGGCGCGCCATGTTCGATCGGAAGATCTATTCCCGTTGCCTTGGATGATGACCAATAAGAACAGCTGCGAAGTACCGCGCCACTAATCAATCTGTGCTCGGTGATTTCGAGCCAGCATCCTCGCCTGTCTTTTGTGTCCCTGAGGTCGTGATATTCGATATAGGGTCGATCCATGCAAATCCCTGGATGGGGGGAAGTTCGTCAGAGCCGCCGATTGATTGCGGGACCTTGCCGTCCAGCCTGTCGCCTATTTCTTTAATGGCTGCGACATCGCCGGTATTGGCCCTTGCGACTAATGCAGCAGCAGCGCCATCAAGCCCTACACGTTCGATAACGGCTTGCAGCGCTTCCTTGAACGGCTTTGATTTGGGCCTGCCTGACGGATTGCCGGATTGTCCTGGTTTCCATCGGCCGCTATGCGGGGGGGATGGAGACGGATTATCGCTCACTGTTTTAGCCTTGTTACCAGTTAGGTGCTCGGAGGTGTGACGACAGGCGGATTTACGAAATCTTCCAATGGCTTGACCGCTGCTTTGAGGTCAGCTGTTGCCTGTGCAATTGCGGGATCCTGTGAGGGGGGTAATGAACTCGTAAATTTGGCAATTGCCGCCAATACGTCAGATGCGACTGTCGAGACTTCGGCCTTCAGATCGTCGATCGCTGCCATGAGGGTTCTATCCGATATGTTGATGTGTGAGTGAAGCGCCGTGATGGCGCGGTCGAATTTCCATTTAGTGATGAACACATTACGTCCTTCTCGAATTTAATAGCCATTGAAGGACTACGAGAACGAAGCCTAGACCAAGGAATAAAAAGATTGCTGCCGGTTCAATGATGATGATGGCGCATGGGCCGGGCATTAGATTTTGATTTTCTTCGGCTTCTTGATTTTCATGGCGCGCGAGAGAATGCCTGAGCCCTTGTCGGCCTGATTGAACTCTTTACCGACCGATTGAGGAACGCCGCCATATCCGCCCTTCGTATGGGCAGCAGCGGCCATCAGCCGTGCTTGGGCCGGGCTCTTGCTTGGCATTTTGTAACCTTGAAAAGTTCGGCCTTATCCCGATCTGCTCGGGTTATCCTCGTCAGGGCCACTAGCCTTCCCAGTGGGATTGGAGTGGACGGCCTCGCGCTGCGCGAATTTAAATTGTTTGGATTTGGTCGCGAGAAGCGACAATGGCATTTCGGACATTTCACCAATGAAAGTCAATACTACGCGACCCGACTTTCTTCAGTTCCTCGACTTGTTTGATTCCAGCTTGGGGCCTGAGGGAGAGTACCAGCGGCCTCAGCCCGCTCACGCGCTGCCAGTGTTGAGGCGAGTGTGTAATCCTCCGGCTTCTGGGCCATGATGGCGCGCACGTAATCGAGGTCGAATTGAGTATCAATTGCCAGCTTTAGGCCGCCTATGTAGTTGATGGGACAGCCTAAATTCCACGTTGAATAACCCCTAAGGTGTTTCATCCAGTGGGAGACATGCTCACGGCCGTAGGGGTCGCCGCAATGATTGGCGGCCCGTTCGAGAAGTCCAAAGCCGAACACCTCACAGCCCAGCCCGATTGGGTAGCTCGCATAGACATCATTGGCCACGAAATCGAATAGGCCGGTTTCATAAGCCGCCAAGACCTTGGCGCATACTACCGGGTCTATGAGCGGGCAGTCTCCCGTCACGCGCATCACGGCATCAAGATCGAAATGCTTTGCCGCTTCGTAATAGCGATTGAGAACGTCCTTTTCATCGCCCAGATAGACACCGGCCTTGTGGGCCTTGGCGAGTTCGATAAGCGGTGCCGATGCTGGTTCATCCGGGAATGCCCCGCACACCACATCGAGCCCGACTGTTTTCATGCGGCGGAATACATGGGCGAGGACGGGCTCGCCATCCAGATCCATCATCACCTTGCCGGGGAGACGTTCCGAGCCCATGCGCGCCTGGATTATGCAACCAATTCGGCTCATGTGCTTGCTAGCCTTGAATTGAGTTCGGATATGCGCAGGTCGCCTTGACGGATTTCTTTCTGGAATTCGCGGGCATTCGTCTGGCAATGGGGACATTCGAAAACCATGCGCCACATCTTCATGAAATAGTGATTGTTGCGAACGCGCTGAGCTTCGATCTGGTTCATGATGTCGTCGAGTTCGTCTATTTCCATATGTTGATGACCTTCTTACCCCATTCGATTGCGCCGGGGTCCGTCACGCCTGGAAGCGGTGGATAATTGCGGCTGAATTTCAATCCACGTCGCACGAAAGTACTTTTAATCTCGTTGGTTGGCTGTTCGGATATCGTGGATACAAATCTCCAAGGCACGGCTGGCCTTTCAGGCAATCGCACTAAAAATGGCGCAAATTCATTCTCGACTTCCTCGTATTGTTTTTTCTTCTCCATGATGATGGAGTGAATGCGCCCGAGCGCATCAGCCAATGGGTCAATTAGAATTGGGGGAAATACTCCCCGTTTCATCAATTCATCTGCCAAGGATTTATCATTGGTCAGGATTGCGCCGCCTCCACCAATGTCGATCGTCTTGGCGTAGCCGAAGCTTACGATGGTTGACTCAGCAAATGGCGAGCCCATGAGCCCAGTCATCAGCGGGTCGATCTCAAGCTTTGCTCCGGGGAATATCTGGCGATAGCCGTAGAGCTGGACTGGCACGGGAGCTAATCCCGTCTCTGGATCGATCGGCACAAGCTCCTTTGCGAATGGCAATAGCGCCGGGCAGCAATTCGTTGGAATGCTGATCTTCTCGCCCGTTATCTCGCACCATGCAGCGAGCGCGTCCCTGGCCCTTGGGAAGCCGATGGAGTGCTCGTATTGCATCAATTCTTCAAGCGATGTGGCCACATGACCTCACAATATTCGCCGCCCTTGGCCCTTCGTTGAATAGCAAGTCGATGGCTGAAAGATTTGGGATGAAGTCGCGATGCCCCTGCTCATACTGGGGATGTTCAAAGATTTGCCAATGGTGCGTGACTTCGTAATCCTTCATGCGGTATTCATCGACATAAGCCCGCGCCCCTTCGTTCGATAGATAATGGTCGTAGCGCGCGCACTCGCACATACTCAGCAACATATCGGTCTTGTGACCCTCGATCGGGTAGTCGGAACTGTCGAGAATTGTTGTTTCTATTTCCAGCCAGTCGAGCATTGTTACGATGATCGCCATGTTCATCTCGCCAAGATATTTGAACGGATGGGCGATGAGTTGTTCTAGATGCGGGTAATACCAGTCGAAATATGGGCTGCGGTAATAGGCTTGCTGGATCGAGCGTAGATGCTTCTTGCGCCAGTTGCCCTCAATGATCTGGGTATCGTTTACGCTTTGCCCGAAGTCCTTCTGCACCGGCACCGAGAGCATGATTGATTTATCGCCCTGCCGGATTCGGTTGCGTGTTTGCCAGCTCTTCTGGCTGTATTGACAGTGCCCCACAAACATAAAAGCCGACGAAAGCGCAACCTTGTTAAAGAACAGAATGCCCGGCAGATACACCGGAGCATGCCCAGAAAGAATTGGTGCCGGGAGTCTGGAATTGAACCTGACTACCTTCGCGTTACGATCGCGACGCTCTGCCGTTGAGCTATCCCGGCTCATTTCAAAAATCCATAAATGATGATTATTACCCCGGCTACGACAAGCATTGCGCGCAGGAAATCGACTTCTGTCATTTCGTGGCCTCAATCACCCACGATGCGATGGTGAATTGATTGTCTGGATATGTTTGCTTGCGGATTTTAATATCCTCGAATGGCCGATAGAGACGCTTGATCTCGCCGCGCATCAGCGTTCGGCAGAAACCTTTATTGATTAGCGTTCCCTTCCAGGTATCTTCGGCTGGTGCCACGGAAAAGAACTTGCCGCCACTAATGAGCGAGCCATAAATCTTGTCCATTGGCGGCTTCTCGACATGGCAGAGCGTGTTATGATCGAGAACACAGTTGAATTTTGAAACCGGATACAGCCATTCGCAAATATCCGAATGCGCGTAATGGACATCGGCGTTGAATTGTTCCACGTGAAACCTGTGCTTGAGCGACGCGAGTGCGCCCTCTGATCCATCAAGCGCAGTCACCCTGAAACCCTCGCGCGCCAGGAACCATGAATTAGCCCCTGCCCCGCACCCAAGATCGAGGAAGTGAACTTTGCTTCTGTCGGGCTCGCCATAATAGTTTCGCGCCACAAACCGCACGAATGTCTCGGCGGGGTATTTTGCTTGCCGCTGCGTGATTATAATCTTATTCCAATAATTCATGATAATACCCTCGCGAGCGAATTCAGGCCCACGCGAAGGTCTTGAAAGTCTCTCTGAGAGAGACCCCCCGCCCTCCAGTTCTCTACGCATACCCCATAAGTGACATCTCTAACGTTTATTCCATGTAATTTGCATTCAGCCATTAATGCGTCATAGCAAGCTACAAAAACCCTTTTTATTCTGGTGACTTTAATCCATAATTCCCTCGCCTCACTTCCTTCTGGCGCGTCTTCGTCTGGCTCAATTTCATTATCAAATCCCGGGCTGATTTTTTCGAACCTTGGCGACCTTACGAAAAGGTCATACCCCATTAATTTGGCATGCTCCTGAACGATCGCAGACCATCTTTGGCCAGCCTCGTATTGCTTTACTGAAATTCCGTCTGCTTTATTTGACCGCCATCGCAGCAATAGTTTCCCCAATGTAAATCCCGCAAGGGCGTCATCGGGCCTTTCGATAGACGCCCCATCCCGCGCCAAATCACGCATCCTGTAAAAGAGGACTTCCGCCGATATGACGTTGCGCTTCGGCTTACCGTTGGGTTCGCGCTGGACATTTAGTTTCCTTGGTCGTGCCATCGTGTTTTTCTTACTTCATCGAAAGAAATATCTATGTGGTTGTGGTATGCCGCCCCTTTGCTTAGCTTTTGCTTGGAAACCCCCGCACCACACCAAACCGCTGGACGTTATTTAGCCCGTGGCTCATTCTGCCCCCCTTGGCACCAAACACAGCGCGCTTAAGGCTGATTTCCTTCGCCTTTTCCAATTCTCTATCCATCCGTGGTTGACGCCATTCCGGCGTGAACATCGAAGCAATTGCTTGGCTATTGCTTGCCCATTGCTGACGGGATAGGAGACAAATTCTGCGCAGATTTTTGCCATCACTAGGCAAACTACCTTTGGTCCAATACTCCATGAGGAGGAGGAGGTAGGCGCCGTGCTGGAGCGTCGTCAGGTGGCGCGTATCGCGGAGATAGTCCCCCACATAAAGTGGCATCCAAGGGCGGCTCATTTGTTTTCAGCCACCCATTTTTCGATAAGCCGCCGGGCGATTTCCGCCTTGCTAATGTTTTCGCGCTTGGCGATGCCTTCCAACTCAAGCCATAAATCGTAAGCGAGCTGGACGCCGAGGGTGCGGGGCATTCCACGCATCATGGCGCTCACGATTGGCTTGCGGTAATTGCTACGATGCGTTGCTCGCTGCATTGCCCTCTCTCCTTACGCGGTAGGCGGTGTCATAGGCGCGGCGACAGTGGCCAGCGCAGTATGGATAATCGGCTTCGGCGGGAGCGCCGCAGAAAAAGAAGTTTTCGCTGGCAACCTCCCCCACGGGCCAGCGGCAGTCATGCGGGCCGAGATCCAGGAATTGCTTGCGTTGCTCTAGCGGGATGTCGAGATCGCTTGCCGCCTCGACCAGATAGAAATTAGGAAGCTTCTGCTTTTTGGCGACCTTGACCGGTTTTTCTTTTTTCGGTCGGCTGCGGTAGCTGACGTAGGATTCGGCGCGGTAAATGCGGTAATATTTGTGAGGGGCACAACCAAGCCGCCGCGATTTTCCAATGACGGAATTGCGCGTGGTGCGGAGGGAGAATTCGCGGTTTAACGTGTGGGCGATCTGCTCACAGGTTTCGCCCATGTCCCAAAGCTCTCTCAGGCGAGCTTCGGCGTCTTTCGTCCAGATGTTTCTGTCTTGGTGTCGAGCGTCACGGCTTATCCGTACTGCGGATAGCTCCATAAATACCCCCCATTGCGGCCCCCGCCGCGTTTAAGACTTGTTTTGCTTGCGAAAGATGCGTCTCAATCTCGCTAATTTGCTCCGAAGCAAGATGAGCGCCGCCCTGACGAGCGATGTCCAGCTCATGCCACAACCTTGCTATTTCTTGTTCTAGTTCTTTGACCAGAAGTGCTTGCAGTTTGTCGCGGATCGTCGCGTCGATTCGCTTGACGCGGCCACGCACTAGATTTTCTATTGTACCGACGCCCACACGCAGCTTGACCGCGAGAGACCGCCTGGCAATTTCTCTGTTGCCGGTACGGAAACGCTCCCGGCTTTCAAGCCGCCTCGCAAGTGAAACCGCGCAACTCATATCTGGCTTCGATATCCCTGAATCGTGGACCATTGTGCCGCTACTCCGTCCTATGTTGCCCATATGACGAGAGCGCCCCGATTAAGCCCCCAAGCTCTGTTGAGTCCGATTGTGAGCCGTCTCTTGCAGGAGAAGGCCACGAATATCGTCAGTCTGAATTCGTTTTTGCTGCGCAGGATTTCCGTTCGCGTCCAAGGCGAACAGCGTGAGAAACAAAATCGCGAAGTGTGCGAAAGTGCGCAGATTTAATTTTGCGGAATTCGTATCATCCCCCTGGGATGGTGGATTGGCCAAGCGTTTCCCCCGACGCAAAGAGCCAAGGACGGGGGGCAGCGACGCAAAACCTTTGCTGCCCCCCGAGTTGCCCGAGCGGGAGTCAAGCGAACCACTCAGGAGGGAGTTCATGCAGCCTCCGTTTCGATTAAAGAAAGAAACTGGCGCTTAAAGGCTTGCCCTTGTTTTTCTGGGGCTAGCTCAATCCGGAATGTGACGTGAAGAAATTCTTTGGCCGATGGAAGCATTGCCAAATAAGATTGGGCATTCCACTCGGTCCTGCGCGCTGCTATTTTTCTGCGCTCGCTCCAAGATTTAACCATTTGCTTGAGCGTATATCCAAGCGGCCGCATTTCGGTGGACGACCATTCGGGCGTATCGAGCAACGCCCGGTAGCGGACGCGGAGCCGCTCCTGAATAAATTTCGCGCGCGCCTTGAAATCAAACGGATACTCCGTCCCCGCAATTGCATTGCACTCTTTGCATGCGGGAAGAAGAAACCCGCTAAGGCTGGCAGAATAGGGCGGAAAATGATCCATACAGCTCGCCCACTCTCCGCAATAGACGCAAAATTGGCTTTTTACCGTGAAGCGAAATTCTTTCGGGCTAAATCTATGCTTCGGCATTGGAACGGGTTGCTTTTCGTGCGGTTAGGTATAATATATCAAGAAATTTTGGATATGCAAGTGAAAAAATATGATTGATATGGGTCAAAAGAATTTTGTGGAACTATCGGACCCGATGGTAGTGGGGACGAAAGCCGATAGGGACCGGGCTAAACGCCTCGCTAGGCTACGCGAGGCGATGGGGTACCGTACCCAGCGCCAATTCGCGACCAAATTTCTGCGGGTCGAATATGCGCGTTATAATAACGCCGAGCGCGGTCACCCCCTTGGGCGCCAACTGGCTGATATTATCGTTTCCAAGTGTCCGGGAGTGACCGGGGACTGGCTATATTATGGAATTCCAGACGGGTTGTCTTTCCGCATGGCTACGGCCCTGGGAGAGTCTCCCATTGGGGCTGGAAAGGGCAAAATCTCGCCCGATTGACAATACCATGCCTTAACAAGCATTTGGGCGGACACTAGCACCTTGAGCATCTCATCTGGCTGCATTGGTGGCAGCTGAGCCACTATGAATACAGCCATTGCCCTTATTTCGAGAAGTTCCATTACAACCCCCGAATTTCGTTAAGATTTTAGTCTTGTTGTCCCTTTGTTCTCATGCCTGAAAATCTGGCACGGTATCGCGATGCGGGCAAGCTAAATCCGCTCGCTAGAAAATTGTTATACCAGATTTCACAAAAATTTTGATTTTCTAGTTGACTATCCAAATTATTTTGATACTCTCATTTCAACGACGAAATGAGCGGATTAGCGCGATGAACCAGCTTTTCAAAAACCTAGATGGCGAACTAAAGCGCGAGCATCGCCCGAACGTCATCACCTGCAATTCGGTGGACGCATTGATGGACATGCTTCTAGGCCCCGCTCAGCACGACGCGCACATGAAGAAATGGCGCTGGCACGTTTACTGCCGAGACACCTACGGGTTCACCCCAAAAAGAGCGTCCGAACAATGAACCTCGCCAAAGACATTGCCTACGGCTTCGGCCTTTTCGTCCTGACAATCTTCTGGGCGGTCTGCGTTGGAATTGGTTTTGGTATCCCGCTCGCCATCATCGCAAATCCTGGGGTCGGACTCTGATGTGTGGGGTTACTTATTTTCGACGGTGGGGCTTCTCCATTAACGAGGGGGCCTATCCGAATATACACGTTCGTTGGCGCTACGGCCAACGGTGGGGGCTCAATTGGTACATAGCACTATCTCCAAAACTTAAATGGTGGCGCAAATGAGGATCATTCTAAACCCAGTGAAGTGGTTGGAACGTCGCGGCGAACTCGTCAACGCCCGCGCCAAGGCCATCAAGCAACACCGGCCACGCAAAGACATAGAGGCCGAGCTTCGCGAAATCACAACTGCCTTAGTCGCATATGCAAACCGCAGGGACGATCATGCTGACCGATGAAGAACTGGAAGCCATTCAACGGTGGCAACATTCTGACGGCGGCAAGGCAGAATTAGCCATTCATGGCTTGATATTCGCCGCCGACGATCTGACCGACGCAATTAAAACTCGCGAAGGGCTCCAGTCTGCCCGCGCCAATATCAAGAACATTATGGACGCCAAGCACAAGCTGGACGACCTCATTCAAGACTTGGGTTTATTCGCCATCGCAGCGGAGTGACCATGTACGAAACCGTGCAAGCCATGTTCGACGCCCTCTGTGTCCCCTTCCCCACCCATGCAATCAAGTGGCGGGTAGGAAGCACCAGCGGAACCAGAGGCTTGCCGCTTTGCTACGTTGATAGTCGCGCGGTCATGGACAGACTCGATAGCGTTTGTGGCATGGAAGGATGGATGTGCAACTACACGCCATCCAACGCCATGCTGATTTGCAATCTTGGCGTTCGCGTTCCTGGTGGCGATTGGATCTGGAAGTCGGACGGCGCCGGCCAGACAGACTTCGAGGGCGAAAAGGGAATGGCGTCAGACGCGCTCAAGCGCGCGGCCGTTCGCTTCGGGATTGGCCGCTACCTCTACGATCTCAAATGCAAATGGGTTGACTTGGATGGCAAGGGCTTCTCGGAGGCCACCATCAAGCAGCTTAACGAATTCCATGACGACAAGATCGAGGAATGGGGCTGGGACGTTGGCTACCGGCCCGGGGCCTATGTGTTCCGGTTGCTCGGCAAGACCATCAAGGAATTTGTCCACGACCCAATCACGGCGCAGGAATTCAAGGAAAAGAACGCTGGAGTAATAGCCCAGCTACCCGTGCGTATGCGTCAACGGCTCAATGAAGAGCTTGACCAGATCGGGGCCACACAATCGGAGGCTGCGGAATGACCGGCAAGAAATACGACGACACCAATCGCGGTGCGCTTTTCAAGAACGAGCGCAAGTCTGCCGAGACGCACTCTGACTACAACGGCCAGATCAATGTCGGCGGCCATGACTACTGGCTCAACGCCTGGATCAAGAAAAGCAAAGACGGAAAAACCTATATGTCGCTATCGGTGAAGCAGAAGGACGGCAAACCGGCGCCGAGGGAACCTGAAAATCGCCAAGGCGCCGGGCTGTCCCAGCCCGTCAAACAATCAATCAATCAAGATATGGACGACGAGATTCCTTTCGCTTGTGAGTGGCGTTAAATGAAACCTGAAATCTGGCGTTTAGTTCCTAGCGTTCCTGGCCTTCTTGCGTCATCGCGGGGCCGCGTAATGGTTATTCCGCATATTGGAAAGATGCCGCACGGCGGCCCAAAGCACTACGGCGGATATGCCCGCAAAGGCTGCTGGGACGGCGACAGATACATCCTTCAGTGGAAGGACAAAACACACAAAGTGGCGCGGCTTGTCTGCGAAGCATTTAATGGGCCAGCTCCAGCAGACAAACCAGTATGTATGCACCTGGATGAGAACTCAAAAAATAACTACCCAGAAAATCTCAGGTGGGGGACGCAAAAAGAGAACCTAAACGCTCCAGGATTCATTGCCTATTGCCACGGCCGCACCGGAGACAATAGCCCAACAATAAAGGCTCGCAAGCGAGCCGCCGCATGAGCAACCAACCCATCTCAGAGCAATAACGATTGGTCGCCAAGGAAT